TGTTGGAAATCAAAGGCGCAAGAAAATATCAAGCTTGAATGGATTATCAACGTATCTGCCTATACCAGCTTTTGATTCACTGTCATTGTGATATACAATTTTATCAATGCAAGATTTTAACAGCATGTTTTTACACGGAGCAGAAACATTTGGGTCGGTTAATGCATTTAAACAATCTTGAAATCTAACGATTTTTTCTTTGTAATCAATTTCAGGAAGAATAGAATCTTTAACCTGAGACAGTGCTTTTTTCGTTGTTTCTATCTGTTCCTGTACTTTTGCATTTCTTTTCAAGAATTCTTCTTTTGAGTAGATTCCATCATCTAAGTTATCTTTTTGGCGTTCATCTTTTTCCAATAATGTTTTCAATTCAGATTCAAGAGTTTTAATTCTGCTTGCGCGTAAACTGGCAATGTCGCCGTTATTGTTTTGTAGTTTTACTTCAAAATCCGCGATAGCTTTTTCTAATGATTCAATTACGCTTTTTTCAAAAGCAGAATACATGACTGATTTTGTGTGGCAATTAGCTTGATTATTACATAGCATACTTTCGCTTATTGTATTTGATTTGCGCTGTTTATACTTCTTATGAGACATGGCACGGCCACAAGTGCCACAGAATAATAAACCTGCATATGGATTAGTTAATTCTTTACTTTTGCGCAGTCTTGGATTTTTTCCTCTTTTATCAAGAATTTTATAATAGGTTTCTTCATCAAGAATAGCTTCATGTTTTCCATCAACCATAATGTAATCTTGAGCTTTAGCTTTAGGTCTTGATTTAGTGATTTCACCATCACAAAGTTTCTTGATTGTTTTCCTACGATTCCACCTGATCTTGCCAATTATGATCGGATTTTCCATAATATCTTTAATGGCAGCAGGAGACCATTTTTCACTTTTTCTTGGTTTATATCCCATTTCATCAAGTGCTCTTGCTATTTTTGTAAAACCATAACCTTTATTAAGATACAAATCTGCCATCATTCTTATTGCTTCTGCTTCGACTTGATTAATTGCTAAAGTGTGGCAGGTGCGATTCCCTTCCATGTATGTAGCTTTGTTATACCCATATGGTGTAACAGAACCAATGTAATTTCCCTTTTTAACAGAAGTTTCTCTGCCCCGTCTTTGAATTTTTTTGTAATATTCAAGATAATCACTACCCTTTGTTAATTCCATTTCAAAGAATTTTCTGTCATATTCATCATTCAGGTTGTAAGTCTTTTGGGGTGTTATCGCAAGTGTGTTAGTATAACGCAAAGCATTAACAATTCTTCCGCAATCCTGTAAATCACCTCGCGAAAATCGTTGGGGTTCAACTACAATAACACCTTTTAAAGAGTCTGTTTCCATTAACTTCAAAATAGCTTGTATTACAGGTCTGTCCTCAATAGTTTCACCTGAAGCAACTTCTCTGTAAATCTGATTTTCAGGAATCCTTTTTCCGAATTCATTTTCGCAAAATTCCTGAAGGACATCCTCGTGCTTTTTAAGGACCTCTTCCACAGACATTGCAGGATCATCAGATTGAGATTTTCTTAAATATATAATTACATTTTCAATTGTGTATGTATTACTCATAATAATCCCCCTTATTGAATAGTAAGGAATATATATATTTATATTCTATAAACGTAATAATTAATGCGTTTATTCAAATAACTCCATAATGTACAAAGATGGTTGAAAGCCTATTACATAGTTATCCAATTGTACACATAAACCATATTTTGAACGATAGCACTCAATGGCATCACTCAAAAATTCTTCTGTTACATCCAAATGCTCTGCCATATCATGTAATGTTCTGCAATTAGCTTTATAACAACTAATTATGCCCTGAAGTCCGATTTGCCTGTTATAAGCCCATAATCTAGCATGAGCTTCTTGCTTTCTATTTCCTGCATCTTCCATATCAAGGATGTTGCCAGTGGAAGTGTAGAAGTGTCCGAGTTCTTCAGCCAGAACGCAGGCTTTCTCTTTCTGGGTAGGTATATCTTTTTTGATAGCAATGCGATTACCTTTGATTCTTCCAGCATTGGCAAGAAGAGGCTTTTCTTTGGTAATCAGGTTATTGTTATCTGCTTCTATTAATAATTCTTCGTAATTCAATAAAATCATTCCCCTTTAGATTAGAAATTTTCATCATTCATAATATTTTCATCATTTGCCTTTTCTTCGTCAGTTGCATTATCAAGAGAATGAGCAGCATTTAACATGTTATTCTGTTCACTATTACTATATAGCGGAATGTATGTTAATTCTTCAACGCGTTTTGTCGCTTCCTTTTTTCCAAGGTCATTGAGCTTGTTGTAGTATTGTAGAATCTTATCAGAAGAATCAACATGTAATTCACCTTTACTTAATTTTAAAACTTTTCCTCTTAAATCACTGTCTTCCTGTAACTTATCTATAAGGTCTGTAAGTTCGTCACTTTCTTTTTGTTCAACAGGACGTTCTCTTGAACAATCATATCCCCATAACCACATTTCAGATACACTTAGGGCTTTTGCTAACTTATATATAGCATCTTGTTTTGGTTCATATTTCCCTGAGCAATAATAACTAATAGAACCCTTATCAATACCTGTTTCCTTTACTAGATCAATCTGTTTCTTTTTTCGTAAAGTTAATGCTTCTTTAATTCGATTAGCAGTTGTTTCAACTCTATCCATAGGTGTCACCTTCCTTTCATTAATCAAATTGATATTAACATTAAAGTTGAGAAAATTCAACAACATATGGCAAAAACACAAAAAAAGTTGGGAAAATGCCAAAAAAGATATTGACAATAAAATTACATGATAGTAATATAATTACAGCGGTTGGGAAATCCCAACGAAACAAAATGCTATATGATACACTAGAAAGGCGGTACAGGATATTAATATATACGGATATAAGGAAATCAGAAAATTACACGCAGATACATTAAGAGGTCTTTGTATTGCAAAGAATTGGTATACAAGGGGTACTTGTGAAGAATATGAAAATCTGTTAAAGATGTGTGACAATGAAAATATAACAACTGATATGATTGTTGAAATAGCAACAGATATCATGAGCCATTCAGCAGATAGTGAAGAAAGACCATTCACAAGTTATGCATTTGAAGTTGCAAGAATATGTGTAACATTTATCGAAGAAGCGTAAGGGGGAATGAATATGGAATTTACAAATGGAATTAAGGCTTTAGTTGTAATTGGCAGAAAGAAAAAGCTGTGTGATGATTCAATGCAGGTTTATGACTTTCTGTATAATAATGGAATTGAACACACACTTGCAGTTGATGCTCAGGGATGGACAGAACTTGCTTGTGCAGATGAGACATACAATGAAGAAGATTTTGATATCTATATGCAATAAATCAAGAACCTTTTAGGTGGGAGGGTAAAACCTAATGCTTAATGCAGCCAAAGCCTGTCACAAGCCAGGATAAATGCAGAGTGAGTATGTAAGGAACAGGAAAGCAGGAAGATGGGATTAGAGATAATTTCAACATGCCCCATTGAATACCCTGATTGTGAAAAGGCGGTCGGCTTGTGATGGAGAGACTAACACTTATGCAGGGAAGCGAGATGACACAGTACCTGTTTCTTAAATAAAAAAGGAAGGAGTGATGATATGAGTTACGCAAAGTTAAAGGGCAAAATAAGAGAGGTATACGGAACTAATACCGCATTTGCAAATGCAATGGGAATGGATGCATCTTCATTAAGTGCAAAGTTGAATAATAAAGCACCATGGAAGAGAGAAGAGATTGAAAAAGCATGCCAGTTATTAGGTATTCCTATAGAAGAAGTATATCTTTATTTTTTTGTTACAAAAGTTGGGAAAACACAACTTATGAATTAATTCCTAACATTAATTGTCCGAGGAGGTGAGAGAGTGAGTAAAGAAGAAACAATGACGTATCCAGAGAAAGCAAAGCAGATTATTTCACTTGCTGAAGGAATGACACATTCAGAGTGGAGCAGAATAAATCATCTAATAAATACCTGCTTTGAATCACAAGAAGCCAAGGTGACATTTGAGCAACCAAAGCAACTTGACCTCTTGATGAAGCTGAATGTTATTCTGTGACAATTTGAATAAATGCAGGATTTATTCTGTAGTCCTTACCTTGGTATTGAATATGAATGTAATCATATTTGAAACAATCAGCATATCGAGAACCTTCATCATATTTTAAATTCTCACGGAAATATGTGACAGGGTTCTGATAATCCGCAACAGTGGCTGTTTCAGTGATATCTATCCATTCACCAAGTAAGCAAGCATAAATTCTCATTGTTCAATCTCCTTTCGTGATTACTCGGCTACGGAAATAGCTTGTAATTAGAGTATAGGAGTAAGAGTGCATTTGTACAAGTAATTATCTAAGGAGGTGAGAAGGCTGACAGGTTTTGATAATGAAAATCTGAGAAGAAGAATCAAAGAAACCTACGGAAATCAAGGTGGCTTTGCAAAGGCTATGGAGCTGTCTGAAAGAAGTATATCTTTGAAGCTTACAGGGGCAAGACAATGGAGACAGAACGAAATCTACAGAGCAAAAGAGTTGTTAAAGATAGAAGATAAGGACCTGGTAAAGTATTTTTTTACAAGATGTTCTTAATAAAACAAAAAACTGTCAGAGGCGTTATCTCTAACAGTTTCGTGCTAAATTTTTTTACTTTTTATACTTTGCAGATTTTCATCACATTTAATAACGCTAAATGTTTCTATCAAGTATTCCACCACTTATGCTGTTTTAGTTCAGCATGAATTGCACTGCCCATTAGCTGGTGGAAATCAAGGAACATTTGGTATGGTGAGGATTTTTTAACCGAGTCCAACTCGTAACTCTGTGGAGCTTTACGCCATACTAATTATTACATTTAAACCCCAGTTTAACGTGCTTTGGGGAACCACAATTGCAACCTTAATTAAAAAGAGCAGGGCAGATAAGTTTTCCTATAAGTAGCATATAGAGTCTCCTTTCCTGCCCGATAAGAGCAAATTAAGGATAGCAATAATTGAACATAAGTTCAAGAAAAGATTAAAAATTAAATTTAAAAGGAGTAGCAATCATGGACAAAATTATTATTCATAAGATTCACAACAAGCCAATAGGTAAAGCAGGTGGTAGTGTGTGTGTTTCAAAGGAAGTTAGTGAACAGCTTGACAGTATAGCGTTAGAAACAGGTATTGCTAAGCAGAGAGTCACAGAGTTTCTTCTTAAGAAGGCACTTGAAGCGGTAGTAGTAGCAGATAGTGAAATCTAAGAATTAGGACAATCAGGAAGAACATATCATCTACAAAAGGGAAAGGGGCGACACAATGACATACACGACAACAACATATGAATATCCGAATTGTACTGTCACGGTGCATAGACCTGTCCTGACAGAAGATGAAAGAAAATTAAGAATGGATATTTTAAAAAGTGCTGCAGCTAATCTGATGATGGAAGTAGCAGAAAAGGAGATGAAACAGAATGGATTATAGCTTAATTTATGGCGGTGATGTTACTGTAAAGGATTTACAGGTGCTTAATAAGCTTGGATTTGAATTTGTCGTTGAGGGCGGTGAGATAACACATGTCTTATACAAATAATTCTTTAAGTGGATTGCAGAAGGGATATTGATAATTATGCCAATTGAAATGAAGGTTCTTAATAGCAGGGAAGAATGGCTTGCCAATCGTATGAATGGCATAGGCGGTTCTGAGATAAGTGCTGTGGTTGGCTGCAATCCGTACAAGTCTAACATTGATTTATGGATGGAAAAGACAGGACAAGCTCAGGCAAAGGATATTTCCAATGAACCATATGTACTGTATGGAACAAAGGCAGAAGAACATCTCAGAGCATTATTTGCTTTGGATTTTCCACAGTATGAAGTGCATTACATAGAAAACAATTCATTTAAGAATGATAAGTATCCTTGGGCGCAGGCTTCTTTGGACGGATGGCTTACGGAAAAAGAGACAGGCAGAAAGGGTATTTTAGAGATTAAGACAACCAACATCCTGCAATCTATGCAGAAAGAGAAATGGAATCACCAGATACCTATGAATTATTATTGCCAATGCTGTTTTTACATGGCTGTGCTGGAAGCAGATTTTTGTGTATTAAAAGGACAGCTTAAATCTGAATTCAATGGCGAAGTTTATTTGCAAACCAAACACTACAAGATTGAAAGAACAGAAGCCCAGGAAGATATTAATTATCTGATGCAGAAAGGTTCGGAATTTTGGCAATATGTGAGAACTAGGAAGCAACCTGCATTGGTACTTCCTGAAATATAAGAAAAGGAGCGGAGAATGACAGTTAATAAAGATTGGACAGGCAATGCCGCATCAATTTATGCAACGCATGGCGCAAGCAATCATTCAGAAGAACAAAGGGCAGCACTAGATTATTATGCAACCAATCCTGAAGCAGTTGAAAAGCTGCTTGAAGTTGAAGAATTTTGTCAGTACATATTAGAACCTGCTTGTGGCGGCGGTCATATTTCAGAAGTTTTGTTGAAGCGTGGTTTTGATGTGATTTCATCAGATATTGTTGACAGAGGATATTCAGAACAGGCATTTGAACAGGATTTTTTAAAAGCAGGTGGTGTACCAAGAAACAGCAGGGATATTATAACCAATCCACCTTATGCAATGGCAAAGGAATTTGTAGAACATGCCCTTGATATATCACAGGAATCTGTGAAGGTTGCAATGTTTTTAAAACTTACTTTCTTGGAAGGCGCAAAACGTAAGGAATTATTCGACAGATACCCACCTAAAAGAATATATGTTTTCAGAAGTAGAATTGATTGTTGGAAGAATGGGATTAAGCCTGAAAAACCACCCAAGGCGGTATGTTATGCATGGTTTGTATGGGTTAAGGGAACAAAGACAAGCCCACGAATAATGTGGATTTAAGAAAATAAAAAAGTGAGGTAAATGAAATGGAATTAAAAGTTAATGAGGTGGCAGTTCCTGAACAGATTACGTTCAATTATGAGGAACTTAAGCAGGAGCTTACAGAGAAGGTATCCATGTATGAAACATTAGTGTATACGGACGACCAGATTAAGCAGGCAAAGGCTGATAAGGCTAATCTTAATAAGCTCAAGAAAGCACTTAATGATGAAAGAATCAGAAGGGAAAGGGAATACATGCAGCCCTTTAATGATTTTAAGCAGAAGATTAATGAGATTATCGGCATTATAGACAAGCCTGTTGCTGTAATTGATAAGCAGGTTAAGGAGTATGAGGAAAAGCAGAAGTCTGAAAAGATGGAAGCTATTAAGGAATATTGGGATAACTGTGATGTTCCTGAAGGTCTTTCTTTTGAAAAAATATTTGATAACAAGTGGCTTAATGCTTCAACTTCCATGAAGTCAATTCAGGATGTGATTAATGAAGCTATTGCTAAGTTTAAGAATGAAATGGTTATACTTGCTGATTTGCCTGAATACAGCTTTGAAGCACAGCAGACATATATTTCTACCCTTGACATAGGAAAAGCCTTAAATGAAGCTCATAGACTGTCAGATATGGCTAAGAAGAAGACTGAAATGGAAGCAGAGCAGGCAAGACGCAAGGCAGAGGAAGAAGCAAGGAAGGCTGCTGAACAGACGGTAACTGAAGAGGAATTTATTCCACCTGTAATTAATAAAGAACTTGATGCAAAAGCTTTTCCATCTGCACAGGTTGAACCCGAATCTAAGAAGCAGTGGATAGCTTTTCAGGCATTGCTTACAACAGAAGATGCCATTGCACTTAAGGAATTCTTTAACAGCAGAAATATTGAATTTAAGTCAATTTAGAAAGGTGGGTAAACAGAATGATTCATGTAGATATAAAAACAATTGTGATTGATGGCAATGGAGCTGTTATTTGCTGTGAAATTGAAAGCATTTTAAGAGCATTTAGGAAGTCAACTGAGGAAAAGTATGGTAAGGAAGCTGCAAATGAATTGATTGATAAGATTGTGGAAAATTCCAAGAAGTCAGATGAACAGATAATAAAGGAATCTAAGATGCAGGCTGGGGATGTGTTTAAGAATATTTTAAAGTCGGTTATGGAAGGATTAGGTGAATAATATGTTGATTTCAAGAAAGAGATTTGAAGAAGAACTTGCAAAAGCAAGAAATCAGGTTGCAGAAGAAATATATCATCGCAACAGAATGGATGAAATGGAAAGAGACTTTTTCAAAAGGTGTGGACGCATTGAAGATAGATTGAGTAAGGTTGAACAGGCAGTATTTACGGATACAAACAATAATTTGGAAAGCACAGCAGAAATGGTGGCTGTTCCTTGTAGATTTTAGAAAGGCTAGGAGTAAATATCATGGTTAATAATAGTTTAGTTAAGAAGCAGAATCAGAGATTAGGTCTTACAGCATATCTTACACAGGATGCTGTAAAGAATCAGATTAACAGTATCATAGGCGGCAAGGATGGTCAGAAGTTTATTGCATCCATTGTATCAGCTGTAAATACGAATCCAGCACTGCAGGAGTGTACTAATCAGAGTATTTTATCAGCAGCCCTTTTGGGAGAGTCATTAAAGCTTTCACCATCCCCACAGTTAGGACATTATTACATGGTGCCATTTAATGATAAAAACAGGGGCAAGGTTGCACAGTTTCAGCTTGGATATAAAGGATATATTCAGCTTGCTATCAGATCAGGACAGTATAAGAAGCTTAATGTACTTGCTATCAAAGAAGGTGAGCTTGAATACTTCGACCCAATGAATGAGGATATTCAGGTTAATTTAATGATTAATAAGTGGAATGAGAGAGAAGCACTTCCAACAGTAGGTTATTATGCAATGTTTGAGCTTACCAATGGATTCAGAAAGGCTATTTATTGGAGTAAAGAGCAGATGGAAGCCCATGCAATCAAGTATTCACCAGGATATAAGGCAAAGAAGGGATATACATTTTGGGAAAAGAATTTTGACGGCATGGCTTACAAGACCATGTTAAGACAGTTAATCAGCAAGTGGGGAATCATGTCTATTGATATGCAGATGGCTTTTGATGGTGACATGGCGGTTATTAATGAGGATGGAACTAAGGATTACGTTGAAAATGATGATTCTATCATTGATATGGAGCAGCCGCAGGAAACACCACAGCAGGAACAGACAGGTCCTGAAGCTTCTGGAACAGTACAGCCGCCAGTAGATGCGCAGATGGCATTGTTTGGAAGCAATTAATCTAAGGGAGGAACAATCATATGAATACAGTTGAGTTACAGGGCATATTAGGCGGCGCATTACAGGAAAAGTTTAATAAGGCTTTTGAAAAGGTAATTGATAATTTACAGGATGCGAATACATCTTACAAGGTAAAAAGAAAGATAACTATTTCTCTGGACTTTGTTCAGAACGAAAACAGAGATGATGTTAAGGTTGATGTTAAAGTGGTAGAGAAGCTTGCGCCACAGGCACCAATGGAAACAGCCTTTTCTATAGGCAAAGACCTTAAGACGGGTGAAATGTATGCAGAGGAATATGGTAAGCAGATTAAAGGACAGATGTCATTCAATGATTTTGTCGACCCTCAGGAGCATGGGGAAGAATCTAAGAAATTAATAGTAGACCAGTCGACAGGTGAAATTCTTAATGATAATTCTGTCGTTGATTTTAGAAAAGCAAGTGTTATGTAAGAAAGGTTAAAAGGAGAATTTTATGATTAAAGAAGCATTACAGTACATAGTTGGTTTAAGTGAAGCAAAGGTTAAGGACATTAATGTTGATGGAAAGGTTCAGACATATTCGGATAAATCATTGTATCTGTTACATAAGGACATTCCAAGAGCAGATTCTATCACAATGCATACTCTTACAAGCCTTGTAGATTACATTAAGGGCGGTATTGATATTATGGCAGGTAAGATGATCATTGAGGTAACAAGTCCAACAGAGGTAAGGTTTTTCAGCCAGCTTGATGATAATAGAAATCGTGAGTATCTCGTTGAGGTATCTGCAAGAGTGCCAGATTTTACTTTTAATAGCTTCATGGACCAGGAAAAGTTCTGTATTAATTTACAGTCAAAGTTCATGAATGAATGCGATAGGTCATTAGTGCTTAAGTTTGCAGGTACTGTTGAAGCTGGAACTGTAGCTGAATATGGTGATGATGGAGTAACACAGAAGGCTACAGTCAAGACAGGTATTGCATCTAAGAGTGATGCACTTGTACCTAATCCTGTCAGACTTACACCTTATAGAACATTCTTGGAAGTAGAACAGCCTGCATCAGATTTCATTTTTAGAATGAAGCAGGATAAATACGAAGGTATTGTGTGCGCTATCTTTGAAGCTGATGGCGGTGCTTGGAAGATGGAAGCAACACAGAGAATCAAGGAATATTTACAGAAAGAACTTATGGAATATCCATATATTACAGTTATTTCTTAAAGCACTTCTGAAGGGGAAATATATCACAGTAGCAGCCTTCTTGAAAAATATATGTGCAGACAGGGGCAGTTGGTCACTGTTCCCTGTCGGAAAGGAGAAATATGGTAAGAATTGATGATGATTATATTGTTGATATAGATGCAATGAGTTATACGGCCAAGAAAAATACACACAAGAAAGATAAGGAAGGTAACACTATTTATAGCACTATTGGTTTTTATAGCAACCTTAATGATGCTGTTAAGAGCATATATTACAATAAGGCAATAAATATCTGGTATAAAACCATTGTGATGCTTAGTGAGCTTGGCGAGGAGATGGATAAGAAGTTAGAGGAGTTGAATATATGAATATAGCAGAATTTACAATACCGCTTCCACCGAGGACAAAGAAGAATAGCCAGCAGATTATCATGTTAGGCGGTAGACCAATGATTATACCAAGTAAGTTGTACAAGCAGTATGAAAAGGATTGTGCAGCATTTATGCCGCAGATTGAAACTATAGACAAACCTGTGAATGTTCAGGCTGTGTATTATATGCCAACAAGAAGAAGGGTTGACCTTTGCAATCTGCATGAAGCCTTATGTGATGTGCTTGTACATCATGGAGTTGTTATTGATGATAATTCCAAGATTATAGCAACAATGGATGGGAGCAGGGTTGAATACGATAAAGAGAATCCTAGAACAGAAGTTATTATAAGTGAGGTGTAGAGCATGGAAATAAAAGACTTAAAGACAATACATAATCTTGTAAAGAATATTCTTGAGGAGCATCCTCAGGCAAGAAATTCTGACAATATACTGTATTACCATGTTATCAAGCATATTGGCGCACAGAAAGGAATCAACATTGATTCAATGTCGCTGCCTAATTTCTTGTTGAACATGAAGGCTTATCATTTGCCATCCATAGAAACAGTAGGAAGAGCAAGAAGAAAGATTGTTGAACAGTATCCTGATCTTGCAGGTGATAAGAAGGTAAAGGATGTCAGAAGAGAAAATGAAGATACATTTAGACATTACGCAAGGAGTTTCTATTGATGGGATTTATTATTGCAATTGGTTCTATAACTGTTGTGAGTGCAATTGGAATCATATGTGTAACTCAAAATACATTTGATGATGATGATATTCAGGAACAGTATTTGAAGGATTTGAAGGATAGAAAGGGTAAGCATGAGCAGAAGAAGGAATAAGCATTTATCAGGTCATATCTGTTGCGAACAGTGCAACAATTGCAGCGGTGATGATAATGGCAAATACATATGCAATCAAAAGGCAGTAATTGAAGGTTACATGCCTACAGACCACTATTTTTGGTGTAAGGGTGAGTTATTCAGAAAGAAGGTGCAGAAATCATGAGAGATTGGATAAAGGTTGAAGATGAGCTTCCTGTTCTATATAGGGATTGCTGGGTGACATATGAATTTACGGCAAGCCGCTCAAGGAATGTAACTGAAAGTTATATTAATGATAAGGGTAAGTGGAATCTTGGCACATCCAGGGTTGAAAGAAAGGTTATTGCCTGGATGTACAGGGATGAAAAGCCTGCACCTTATGGAGAAAAGAAGGAAGTAGAATAGTAGGTGAACAGTTATGGCAGAAAAAAGGATGTTTACAATGAAAATTATTAATAGTGATTCATTTAAGGAAATGCCACTTTCTTCACAGGCTTTATATTTCCATTTGGGAATGAATGCAGATGATGAAGGTTTCTTAAATAATGCAAAGAGTGTTCAGCGGTCAATATCAGCTTCTGATGATGATATGAAACTCCTTGTTGCTAAGAATTTTATTATTCCATTTGAATCAGGTGTGGTTGTTATTAAACATTGGAAAATGCACAATCAGATTCAGCCAAGCAAGTTAAAACCTACACAATACACGGAAGAAAGAAGCCTTCTTGCAGTTAAGGAAAACAAGGCATACACGCTTAATTTGAACAATGTAAATGCATTACCGACGGATTGCCGACAAATTTCCGACGATTTGCCGACGGATTGCCGACGAATTGCCGACAAAAAACCGACTAGTGTAGAAGAGATTAGTGTAGAAGAGATTAGTATAGGGGAGTGTAGAGAGAGCAGCAACCAGACAGAACAGCCCCCACAAACATCCACGGAATCTATTCCAATGACTGACAATGAATATAATGCCTTGGTAAGGAAGTATGGAAAGTCTTTTGTGGATTCAAAGATTGAGAGAGCAAAACAGTACACCAATACATACAATTATACAACTATCAGTAAATGGTGCGAAGAAGATTTTAAGAAGCAGCACACACCTGATGCAAACAGATTTAATAATTATCAACAGAGACCTAAGCAGTCTGATGATTATTATAACAGTTTGCTTGCCAATAATGCTAGGAATTAGGAAGTGAGGTTACGGTTATATGAAAGAGAGTGAAGCAATAGAAGCAATACGGTTTGATTTAGAGATGGGCGGTGAAATACATTCTTCAGTATTACATGATGCAATGGATGTTGCAATACAGGCCCTTGAAAAGCAGATGAAAAAAGAAAACGCAGATGGATGTGCAGGCTGTGCCTTTGAAGATGTAGAAGAATGGGAAATGCCTTGTACAAAATGCAGCAGGAATTGTAAAGATTATTATAGGGCAAAGGAAGGCAGTGATAAACTTCCAACTGCTAAAACTTATTTGGATGCTCTTACAGGATTTCGAGAAAGTTTGAGAAAAGCAGGCGGAATTATGGAAGGGACTGAAATACAGAATAATGCTTTTAGTGAATGTAGGGAGAAATTGAAAAGCATTTATACAGGCGGATACAGCAAGGCTTTGTTTAATTTTTATAAAAGATTAAGTGAATGTTCTGAGTATGCACGACCTGTTGGATGGTCTACATCACAGGAAATAGTACAGTTTCAGAACGTAAAACAGATATATGAACAATTAAAGGCAGGTGATTCATATGAGCCAGATATTGAATAAATGTCCTATATGTGGCAGTAAATTACAATTCAGTAACTTAATGCAATTTACGCGGGATTATACAATTAAGAAAAATGGAAGGTTGTCCGTAAAAAGTACCAGATCGGATGATTGCCCTATGGACGCATCATTTGTTGCATGTACTTCATGTAATTTTGTTACAGATTGCGACGGAGAGTATAAAGATTGCGATAAAGAAATACATGTATATAGTGAAGATGGTGTATTAATGTATGATGAAAAAATTTTTTGAAAAGCAGTAAGAAAGTAGGTGGCTTAGGTAGGTGAAAGCTAAAGAATATTTATCACAGATTGAGAAAATCAATATGATGATAAAAAACAAAGATGCTGAAATTGTTAAATGGAAAGAGCTTGCAGACAATACTTCAGCGCCTGTTCTTGGGGATAAGGTTAAAACATCAGGAGCAGCAGACACAATGGCTACTGCCGTGATAAACTATGTTGACATTGAAAAAGAGCTGATTCAACAGAAGCAGGATTTGATTAACAAGCATAACGAGATTGTAAGAACTATTGAACAGTTACCAGCTCAGGAATATGATGTGCTGCATATGATATATATTCAGTTTATGTCACTTGAAGATGTTGCTGAATATAAGCATAAGTCGTACAGGTGGGTAACAACAGTTCATGGAAGGGCATTGGCAAATGTGCAACGGATATTGAATAAAAGGAAAAATGAGGACAAAAATAGAGTAAATTGCCTACTTTTGCCTAATATTTCCTAAAGTTGCCGAATGTTTCCTAAAATTGCCCTTGAATGTAAGAAATTTGCTTGTTATACTCAAACAGTAAAAGTTTATAATTCGATTTGAAGACATGAATCTAATGAGCAGGGTTCATGTCTTTTTTCTTGCCTGTCAGGGTTTGAACCTCCTTTACCTGACAGGCTTTTTGAAGGGTGGTGATTGAGTGGCATTGAATCATAAACAAAAACAATTTTATAAAGAGTGGCTGATTGATGCTAATGCAACTCAAGCAGCGATAAGGGCAGGATATTCAAAGAAAACAGCGTATAGCCAAGGACAAAGGCTGTTGAAGAATGTTGAGGGGCAGAAGTATCTTGCAGAACTAATGGCTGAAAAGGAATCAGAGCTTATTGCAAGTCAGGACGAAGTTCTTAAGTATCTTACTTCTGTTATGAGAGGTAAAAGTCAGTCAACGGAAATAGTTGTAGAGGGAATAGGTGATGGTTGCAGTGAAGCAAGGACAGTCCTTAAAGAACCATCAGAGAAGGAAAGGCTGAAAGCTGCTGAATTACTTGGTAAGCGATATGGTCTTTATACAGATAAGGTTGAACTTGATACTGATATGGAGCTTAATATTACAGTTGATTATGGAGATGGGGATGAAGATAAGTAAGTTTAAGATTGAAAGAATACCGATTGAAGTTGAATATATCAGACCAATAGCAGGGCGGTTGTTCCTGCTTTTTAATTTGTATAGATTTGTGAAATTCAGGAAGATACAGGCTGTTGTTTATAACAAGAAATGCAAGATTATAAATTGTGGCAAACCATTTTACAGGTTGTATGTTCCTAAGATAATGGTTATAAAAGGTGGTGATGCCTTATGAACACTTCAGTACAGATGAATCCATGCTTCAAGGAAGTTGATAGAAGTAAAAAGAGATACATTGTTATGAAAGGTTCTGCCTGACAGGTTCAGGGAAGAGCGTTGACACAGCGCAGAATTATATATTAAGGCTGATGCAGGATAAGGGGCGCAACCTTGTATGTATTCGTAAGTCGGACATAACCAATAGAGATAGTACTTATGCAGAGCTTACAGGTGCTGTTTATCGCATGTTTGGTGATAAGGCTAAAAGATATTGGAACATTAAACAAAGCCCTTTACAGCTTACATGTCTTTCTAACGGTAATCAGATAATATTTAGAGGTGTAAATGATGAAAAGCAACGTGAAAAGCTAAAGTCAATCACATTTCAAAAAGGTAAACTGACAGATGTGTGGATTGAAGAAGCAACGGAAATCACACAAGCTGACTTTGAAATAATAGATGATAGATTGAGAGGTGAGCTTCCACCAGGGCAATTCTATCAGATAAGAATGACCTTCAATCCTGTGAATAAGAATCACTGGATAAAGAAGGTCTTTTTTGATATTCCTGATAGTAATGTACTTACACATCACAGTACATATCTTGGAAACAGGTTTATTGACAATGCCTACAGGCAGCGTATGGAAAGAAGAAAACTTGTTGATCCAGAAGGATATCAGATTTACGGATTGGGAAATTGGGGAGAGATTGGCGGTCTTATTCTTCACAATTGGGAAGTTGCGGATATATCACAGAATCTGAATGATTATGATGATATTGCAATCGGACAGGATTTTGGTTTCAATCATGCAAATGCAATTCTTCTTCTTGGCATTAAGGATGATAACATATACATTCTGAAAGAAGTGTATGTATTTGAAAAAGAAACAGCCGAGATTATACCATTAGCACAGGAAGCAGGCATTCCGACAAACAAAGATATGTGGTGTGATTCTGCAGAGCCTGACAGAATTAAAACGTGGAAAAACGCAGGATATAGAGCAAAGGGTGTTGATAAAGGTGGCGCTAATGGCTCTGTTAAGGCACAGATAGACTGGTTAAAGGGTGTTGTTCGTAAGGATAAGGCTATCAAGCGAATAATAAGAGTACATCCTTCCTGTGTTAATACCATAAAGGAGCTGCAGCAATGGAAATGGAAGAAAGACGAAAAGACAGGTGAATATCTGGATGAGCCAGTTGCTTTTCAGGATGATGCTATGGCTGCACTAAGATATGGTATTGAAAAATGGCGCAAGAGAAAAAGAATATTGGTTTAAGCTAAGCTGATGAAAGGGGAATATAAATGTTAACAATTGATGAGATACGACAATTTATACAGGATGATGCCGCTTCTGATAGAAAGCTGTTTGCAAGAAAAGGACAGGCTTACTATGAAGCAGACCATGATATTAAGCAGTACAGGCTGTTCTATTACAATTCTGACGGAGAGCTTGTTGAAGATACAACAAGAAGCAATATCAAGATAAGCCATCCATTCTTTACAGAGCTTGTAGACCAATGTACTCAGTATATTCTTTCAGGTGATGAAGGGTTTATTAAATCAGATATTCCAGAGCTGCAGAAAGAATTAGATTCCTACTTCAACGAGAACGAAGATTTTACAGCAGAATTATCAGAAGTGCTGACAGGGTGTCAGACGAAGGGCTTTGATTACATGTATGCATACAAGAACGCAGAAGACAGGTTGTCGTTTATGTGTGCGGATAGCATTAGTGTTGTTGAGGTAAGAGAAAAAGATACAGATGATGGATGTGCTTATGTGATTTACTGGTATGTTGACCGTATCGAAAAATCGTATAAGAAGATAAAAAGAATTCAGGTATGGGATAAAGAAAACACATATTTCTATGTTCAGGATGGAGAAGGAAAGATTGATACAGATAAATCAGAGCCAATCAATCCTAAGCCACATACATTATACAAGAAAGGGAATGATGAAAAGACCTATTATGACGGTTTTGGATTCATTCCTTTTTTCAGGCTTGATAATAACAAGAAACAGTTCAGCTGCCTTAAGACAATTAAGGATCTGATAGATGATTATGATTTGCATAGCTGTTCATTGTCAAACAACCTGGTTGACTTTGATACACCAATCCATGTTGTTAAGGGCTTTGAGGGTGATAATCTTGATGAATTACAGCAGAACATTAAAACCAAGAAAATGATAGGAATGGAAAGCACAGATACAGGCGCAGGGGTTGAGATAAAGACTGTAGATATTCCGTATGAAGCAAGAAAGATAAAGCTTGAGCTTGATGAGAAAAATATATACAGATTTGGATTTGGTCTTAATACGGCAGGCCTTAAGGACACAAGCGCAACAACTAATATTGCAATAAAAGCTGCATATTCTCTGTTAGATCTTAAAGCAAACAAGCTGATAGTAAGGCTTAAGCAGTTTTTAAGAAAGCTGATAAAGCCTGTACTTGCTGAAATCAATGATATTAATAAGACTGATTATCAGATGAAGGATGTGTATTTCAGATTTGAGCCTGAAGTTATGTCAAATGCACAGGAAAATGCACAGATAGCATTAACAGAAGCACAGACAAGGCAGACAGAAGTTAATGTAATCATGAGCCTTGCACAGATATTGGATGATGAAACAGTACTTCAGTTGATTTGTGAGCAGTTGGATATATCTTATGAAGATATAAAGGATAAGCTTCCTAAGAATGAGCAGGAAACAATGACAGCACAGAAAGTATTAAGTGGGGTTGTAGTAGATGAACAGCAGACAGAAGGAAATCTTACAAGCACAACTTAATAATGAGAAGCAGGTACTTAAAGAGCTTCAGCAGGTGTTTAAGCAGGCAATAAAGGATTGCAGTGTAAATATATCCCAATTATCCACTAGAACGGATATGGAGAATATACAGGCTATTATATACCAGCAGCAGTATCAGAACGCAATTAGGGCGCAACTTGAAACAGCACTTGCGCAGCTTCAATCAGGGGAATATGCAACTATTTCCGATTACCTTACAAGGTGTTATCAGAACGGCTATGTTGGCGCTATATATGATATTTCAGGTCAGGGTATTCCTTTAATTGTTCCAATAGACCAGAATGCGGTTTTAAAGGCATTGCAGATAGACAGTAAGCTTTCTAAGAGCCTTTATGACAGATTAGGCGAAGATGTAAAGAAGCTTAAGACAAGTATAAGGGCAGAAGTGTCAAGAGGTGTATCAAACGGCTCATCTTGGAATGAGATAGGCGAGAAGATAAGCTTGGGAATGAACAGCACTATTGACATGTTTGGATTCAATAAGGCAAAGAATAACTCTATCAGGATTGCAAGGACAGAAGGGCATAGGATACAGAATCAGTCGGCAATGGATGCACAGGAAGCTGCCAAGAAAAAGGGAGCTGATGTGTTGAAGCAGTGGTGTGCAGCCCTAGACGGTAACACAAGACCTGCACATGCACAGGCAGACGGGCAAATCAAGGAGCTTGACGAATATTTCATTGTTGGCGGTGAAAAGATGAAAGCACCTGGTATTGGTGGTTCTGCTGCCAATGTATGTAATTGTCGTTGTGCTTTGCTACAGAGGGCAAGATGGGCTTTAGATGATAAGGAACTTGACATCCTAAAGGAAAGGGCTGAATACTTTGGCTTGGATAAATCAAAGGATTTTGAGGAATATAAGGCTAAGTATTTGGGAATATCAGAAGAAGAAAAGAAACTTGAAAAAGATTCCAATAGTAGTAAAATAAAAAGAGAACAATTAGACACAGGGTATAATGGAAAGATACCTGATGATAAGCTTGATGAATATAATAAAAAAGCATTTGAACAGATTAAGTTAGATACTGGATATTCTGAGAAAGAAGCAACAGATTTTCATAATTCTTTATTACAGTATTTTGGAGGAGATTATGAAGCAATTCTTTTAGGAGAAACAGAAAGTGCTCAAATAATTAAGACAGGAATAGCAAAAATGCCAGCATATGACGGAAGTATTTATCGTGGTATGACTTTTTCTAACAAAGATATAAAACAATTTGCAGATTTAAGAAAAGGAGATATATTACCACGAAAGGGAATTATTGAGAGTTGGACGAGTAATGAAAGGGCTGCAATTTCGTTTGGAGGGGCACGAGAATATGAAAGAAGTACAGTAATACTTGAATGTATAGATAACCAAACAGGAGTTGGTGTTCAACATATTTCAAAGTATGGAAATAGAGAAGCAGAAGTGCTGTCAAGTGCAGATTATGAAGTGATTGAAGTTGTTATAGAAAATAAGTATGAATATTTATCAAAGCACAAAGAACTTTTATATTTTCCTGATGATTTGGAAGAAGAGGGAAAAGCCATGAAGGAGAATATTGTATGCAGAATCAGAGTAAAAGAGAAGAACTAATAATTAAGCTAAAGAAGCTAAGAACTGAAAGAAGAAATGAAGTGAATGAACAAAAGAGAGAAATTTTATTACAACAAATTCTAGAAATAGAAGATGAAATTCGAATGGAAGAATTTGATGGAGATAAAAATATAGGACGATTCAATTGCATATGACCATAAGATGTATTTTGGAATAGAAACGGTCATGTTAAAAATATAGAGAAGGATTAAATATTTTTTAATAAATTCTTTATCTAGATATAAAGAAGAATTGAAAGAAGATGGATTGATTTAGAAAGCACTCCGCAGCAATGCAGGGTGCTTTTTAGTGCAATTAAATATTAGAGTATTAAGACCATGTTTTTATCATGGTCTTTTTTATATCAATTTATATCAAGAAAGGTAGGTGGTTACACAGAATGGAATGGTCAGGAGATTATGGCACAAGCAATCCGTATATTGCATATCAGATTGGAATAGAGGAAACAGACTATAGTGTTGCTGATAATACATCTTCATTTAGAACGCAGATATTCATTTATAGAACCAATACAGGTTATACCACTTACGGCTCAGGAACAGTCTATTACAGATTAAAAACATCCGTAGGAGATGTTAGTGATTGGTATACCTATAATTTAACAACAGACGATAAAATCACAAGTGATGGAATATACGTTGCAGAAGATACATGGGGACCAAGAATCCATAATGCAGAAGGAGATTTGGATGTAACGCTTGAATGCTACGTTGAGCATGATACCTTCAGTTCAGATTCAAATGAATTCACAATATCAACAACACATATTCCAAGAACTTCACAGCCATCACTGGATGCTTATAACGTTGATTTTGGAGATGAAATCACAATATACACGAACAGAGCTTCAAGCAGCTTTACACATCATTTGTATTATTCATTTAATGGTGGAGATGCAGTTGGAATAACAGCAGGGTTTGGTGATAGTTATACATGGACGATACCAACTGACTTGATGAATAAGATTCCAAACAATACAAGTGCAATCATTACATTTTATTTGTATACGTTTGGCGACAGCCTTATTGGTTGTAAAACAATAACATTTACTGCCACAGTTCCGTCAAGTGCTGTACCAAAGATATCCGATATAAATTGCATGGATCCATACAAGTATGAAGCTACATATGGTGCTTATGTGCAGAATAAATCTAAGGTTAAAGTTACAGTTACAGCAGCAGGATGTTATTCAAGTACAATAAAAAATTATAAGGTAACTGCCAATGGTGAGAATTATGCTTTTAACGGTGCAACCACAGATGTTCTTACTGCAGCAGGAGAAAATACAATTAATGTATCTGTTACCGACAGTAGAGGTAGAACGGTAACAAAGACGATAACAATTAATGTATTGGCTTATTCTGCACCTGATATTGAGAAATTGGCAGTGGTTAGATGTATATCAGATGGTACACCTTATGAAGAAGGTGCCTATATGAAGGTGACATATAAGGCTTCTATAACAGCTTTGAATGATAAGAATAACAAGGTGTTTACACTACAATATAAGATGCAAAACGCAACATATTATACTACACATCTAACATATAAAGATGATTACACTTGGGAAGGTACAGCAATTATATCTACAGATGTTGATTACGGATATAACGTGCTTCTCGTGGTACAGGATGCTTTTTCTACTACATCACAGCAAGTAGATGTATCCACAGCCTTCGCTCTGATTGATTTTAATGCGTCAGGTAAGGGAGTCGCTTTTGGAAAAGCATCAGAGCGAGATGGCTTTGAATGTAAACTTAATGCAATCTTTGAGGGTATGGTTGAAGGTGTATATCCTGTAGGGTCGATTTATATTTCAACTATAAATGTAAATCCATCTGAATATTTTGGCGGAATATGGGTTGAGTGGGGAAGTGGCAGAGTTCCTGTTGGTGTAGATACAAATGACGAGGATTTCGATAAAGCTGAAAAAATTGGCGGTGAAAAAACACATGTTTTAACAGAAGATGAGATGCCAAGTCATAATCATAAATATTTTACCAATTTACAGCATAGTGATGGAGAATTGACATCTAAAGAAGCTTTAACATCAGGTTTGCAGGTTGGTGGTCGTAGAAGATATGTAGATAATACAGAAAATACAGGTGGTGGACAGGCTCATAGTATTTTACAGCCATACATCACCTGTTACATGTGGAAGAGAACAGCGTAATGTTAAGGAAGAGTTAAGGAAGGAGACAATATATGACAACGATAAGCGCAAAAACAAAAGACCAGGTGCTAACAGCAGTAGAGTCACCGACAGTTGCATCAGGAGATAAGAATACTGTTGATTTTAGTGTAGAGTTAGATGAATTTTGGAGTGGATTAACTGCAAGTGCAGTGTTTTTTACTGCAAGAAATCCGCAGGCTGTCTATGAAAAAATCCTTGAGAAAGGTAAAACGCAGATACCGTCAGAGGTTTTAAAGAATAAGGGATATATGTATATCGGTATTAGAGCGGTAGACGGAGAAGGCGGTGTTAAAACATCCACGGTTCTGAAATACAGAATTGAGGATGGCGCACCTGTTGGAACAGCTACAGCAGAAGGACCGACACCAGATGTATACCAACAGTTATCGTTAGCACTTAATAATTTAAAGACTGGTGTAGATAAAAATGCAACAGGTATATCTAATAATAGCGATAATATAGAGAAATTAAATGAAATTACAGAATCACTTAATAAAGATTCATCTGCAGCTAAAATGGCAATTGAAGAACTTGCAGACAAGAAAATAACCAAATTTTACGCAAGCAATCTTGGCGAAAATCACTTAGAAGATTCAGACAACGGTAAGATACAGGATATGTTTATATATGGTCGGAGTGAGCAGAAACAATATAAGGGGTATAATTTACTCAAAGATGAAAATGTAATTGTATTTAATGATGGAAACTATATTTGTTCTAATCAAAAATATTTAAATGAAGGAACAATAGAAATTGTCACTGGTGAGACATATACATTTTCATTAGGTGTAGTGAGTACTGATGGACAAATTAAGTTATTTGATGATTCAAATAACTTAATAAAAAGCATTTATATTTCTAACAAGCGCATTTTCACTTTTATTGTACCTGAAAATGTAGTTTCAATGAGTTATTACGCAAAAATAACTACAGATAGTACAGCCAGTTTGGAAAAGGCAAAAGCAATGTTAATTGTAGGAAGTGAAGAATTAGCTTATGAACCTTATGTTGGAGGTATTCCGTCCCCGAACCCAGACTACCCGCAGGAAATAAGAAATGTCTTAAATCCTAGCGTTATGATATGTGGTAAGAATCTTATACAATGCGAAGACGGAAAAGAATATAAGCTTTCAGACACAACAAATAATTTTATAGGTGTTATGGTTAATTATAGTGGCAAAATTAACACCCAGAAAGGAAAAAAATACACTATTAGTTTTGAATATGAAACTTCTAATCCAGGAATATTCTGTTTGAATGCATTTCAGAAAGTTATTACGGGAAATTTGCTAGCAAAAGATAATAATATTAAAAGTGGAAAGAATAAAATTGCAGTAACATTTGTGGCTGAAGGAATAATTAAAAAAGGTTGGCTTTATATTCAGTTCAGAAGAACCATACAGGACAAACTCTTTGAAATTACGATTAGAAATATACAAATTGAAGAAGGCGAAGAATGTACGGAATATGAACCATATAAGGAACAAGAAGCGAGTTTTCCGTATACACTTAATGCGATTCCTGTTAGCTCAGGCGGAAATATTACGATTGATGGACAGCAGTATATAAGTGATTATATTGATGTTGAAAGTAAAAAGCTTATCAAAATGACAGACTCCATTATACTAAAAGGAACGGAGAACTGGAAGAAATCTACAAGTACAGATAGTGATAAATTTACATGGACAACAAAAGATACAACAGCAATGAAGAGGTTTGGATATTGTACCCATTTTGGCGTAGTAAATGGATATACTAACACGATTGGAAAGATTTATAGAAATGAATATTCGGGAACTGTACAGATAGTAATTAACTTCGGTGTTTATGGAAAAACAACACTAGAAGACTTTAAGAATTGGTTATCAAACAATAATGTAACACTTACATATGTGAGAAATGACAAATCTGAAATTAACCTTACAGATAAAGAAATTAATTCATTTAAGAATATGCAAACATATTATCCAACAACTAACATTTGTATAACATCAGAGGAGCTGGATGGATATACAAAATTTAATTACCCATTAAGCATGAAAAATGGATGGGATTACATAAAGCAACAGATAGGAGATACCAGAGATTATATTTATGACATGGATCTTGCGACAGCAGAAGCATATGTAAACAGTGAATATGCTGTAGCACTTACAGAATTGGAGGTAATGTAATGTTATTTAAAACACTTAAAAAGCTAAAAGAGAGAAATGGTCTTACAGACGACCTGAAAAATAAGATTGACGTTTTCTTTGCAATTGGAAGAATAACAGAAGAACAGTACAATGACTTAATGGATATTAAAGAAGAGGAAGAAACATAAAGTAAATTTAATGAAAAAGCCAGCCTTCGGGTTGGCTTTTTATATGCCCTGAATAAGGCATTTAAACTGTTCAAATATGCCATTGACAAGGCATTTAAAAGGTCATGCTAGTGGTGGCACCACATTTAAAAACAGTAGTAAAGAAAGGAATAATGATATGGAATTTTTAAAAGCAATCTTAGGAGAAGAACTTTTTAAACAGCTTGTGGCAAAGCTTGATGCTTACAACGGAGATGAAGCTAATAAGGATAAGCAGGTTAAACTTGGCAACCTTGCAAGCGGTGAGTATGTGGGTAAGGGTAAGTATGATGCATTGCAGGATACATTAACAGGCAAGGAAACAGAGCTTACTAATGCCAACCAGCTTATTGAAGATTTAAAGAAGGCTTCTAAAGACAATGAAGGTATGCAGGATAAGTTTACACAGTATGAGCAGCAGAACACACAGTTACAGGCAGAACTACAGGAAACCAAGATTAAGTCGGCAGTCAAGGTTGCCCTTATGTCTGAAAAGGCTGTGGACGTTGACTATCTTACATATAAGCTGAATGAAAAGCTGAAGGAGAAAGGTGAATCCTTAGAGCTTGATGAAAACGACAATATCAAGGGATGGAGTGATAAGCTTTCTGGCTTAAAGACACAGTTCCCAACAATGTTTGAGTCTGTTTCTGATAACAATGACGGATATCAGGTTTTAAACCCTAATAAGCTTCCGAATGGTGAAACTACAGGAACACTCACAAAAGAAGAATTACTAAAGAAGCCATATGCTGAGAGGGCAAGAATTGCGCAGGAAAATCCTGAAGCGTATGCAGCAGCAATGAATTCTTAAAAAAGAAAGGTTAAAAAGGTGATTATTATGGCAACAACAAAGTTAAATGATGTTATTAATCCACAGGTCATGGGAGACATGATTGAAGCCAAGATTATAGCACAGGCAAAGATTACACCATATGCAAAGGTTGATGATACCCTTGAAGGTGTACCAGGTGATACAGTAACGGTTCCGTCTTGGGATTATATTGGAGATGCAGATGATTTTGATGTTGAAGCGGCGGCTGATACTGACAAAGAAATTCCAACAACTAATCTTACTGCATCAAGCACAACATTTACTATTAAGTGTGCTGCAAAGGCTGTTTCGGTTCTTCAGACAGCTATTAATTCAGGTAAAGGAAATCCTATTGGACAGGCTGAAACTCAGCTTGCAAAGGCAATTGTAGCCAAAGTTGATAATGATGTAATTGCAGCAGCATATACATCAAAGAAGACATCAGGTGATGGTGCTGCACAGATTTCATATGCAGGAATCGTTGATGCTAATACATCATTCCTTGATGAAGAAGATGGCATTGAGAAGGTAATGTTCATTAATCCTGTACAGGAAGCAACACTTCTTAAGGACCCTAATTTCTTATCAGCAGATAAGTTTACAGCAGGTGTTGCTGTAAACGGTGCTATTGGTAAGATTGCTGGAGCTTGGATTAAGAAATCTAAGAAAGTTAGACTTGTTACAGCAGCGGTTGATGCATCATCAGGAACAGCAGTAACAGCTGATAATATAGCTGAACTTCAGGCCAAGGTAGATCCTACTGTTAAATTAGAGATTGGAAACAAGGTAAAGGACCTTGCAGCAGCTAATCAGTATTATGTATGCCCTGTCCTTAAGATGGAACCTGATTCATCAGAAACAGAGTACACAGAAGATGAGCTGGCAGCAATTACAATCTTCTTAAAGAAGAATACACAGGTTGATCATGAGTGGTTTCCTAAGAAGCAGAAGCATGATATTACTGCTACTAAGTATTATGGTGTTGCACTTACTAATACAGCTAAAGTTGTTCTTGCTAAGTTTAAGAAATAGGGGGTGTTCCCTTATGTTAATGACTATTGAAGAACTAAGGCAGTTTATTACAACAGATAAGACAGATTCGGTGCTTGATGCTCAGCTTCAGGCACTGGAACTGTTGATTAGAAAATATACCAATAATAACTTCCAGGATAGAAACCGACGATTCAGGTGCAATGTATCATCTACAAGCGGTTTGCAGTACGCATCAACCTTATTCAAGGTTGGTGACACTGTACAACTTTCAGAATCTGCCTTTAATGGTGGCTTATATACAATTACAGGTATTGATTTAGAAAACGGCTGTATGGGTCTAAACGGAGCTTTAACGGATGAATCCCATGTGCTTGTTACTAAGATATTCTATCCAAAGGATGTTAAGATGGGTGCTGTGGATATTATCAGATGGAAGCTTAAGAATGAGGACATAAACAGCGGCGACACATCAAAAATGAATATACAATCAGAAACATTAAGCAGACATTCTGTCACATATGCGCAGGATACTTCCGAAACTGATATTGATGGTTCATTTGGTGTTCCGAAGAAGTATGTTTCATTTTTAAATGCTTACAAGAAGGCAAGATTCTAGGGGGGTTTGTATGAATAGGATAGGCGGCAATACAACAGCTATAATTCAGATTAATACAGGCACAACCAAAGATGCCACAGGTTCAAGAGTCAAGACTTGGGAGACAGTTGACACTCTTACAGGATTCATTGACCTTCAGGCAGGTGATTCACGATATACAAGCTATAATGCTAAGATTCAGGAATCAACGCACATCTTTGTAGCAGATTATAAGGAGCTTGACGGCAGAATAAAGGCTGAAAACAGCAGGATTCTTATAGATGGCGCTACATATGATGTAAAGGTTATTGACGACCCTATGAATTTACATAAGCAGCTTGAAATATATCTTGTTTACACAGGAGGACAGTGATATGGCAGATGTTGAATTCATTGATAATACAATGAAGGTAAATAGAGCAATTGAAGATGCGGTTGGTGCTTTTTTACTTGAAGCATCAGGTGAAATTGCATCAGAAGCAGCTAGAAATACATCTGTTGATACAGGACAGCTAAAGGGTTCATGGAAAGCCAATGTAGATGAATCTAAAGGTGAAGCAACAATTGGAAGTGGTCTTGAAAATGCAATATGGAATGAACTTGGAACTGGTGAATGGGCGGCTAATAAGGATGGAAGAAAGAATCCTTGGTATATTCCAGTAGACGGCTACAATGGGAAAAAGAAGCCTACATTTAACGGTAAGGTTGTTATTGTATATGGAAAACATGGAAAGGCTTTCTATAAGACTAATGGTAAAAGACCACAGCACACATTGCAGAAAGCTTTCAATGACAGTAAATCTGCTATCATTAGAAGAGCAGAACAGATATTTAAAGCCAAGATTGGTGAATGAGGTGTGATATGACAATTGAAGCATTAGGCATAATTGATAGGCTGCTTACGGATGCAGGTATTAATTATGAGTATTATGAGTGGACTTCTGACCTTGCTTATCCTTATTGGGTTGGTGAGTATCAGGAGGTAGAGCCGCTTAATGAAGATGGCATGTCTGAAAGCACATTCATTATGTCAGGCTTTACAAGGGGTACTGCTTTTGAATTAGAGCAGGACAAAGAAAAAATAAAAAAATTGTTTGATGAGACATCAGGGAAATTGGTCACTACTGACAGCGGTTCAGCGGTGGCTATTTTTTATGCAAATGCTCTTCCTGTTAGGAATGAGAATATGGATCTTAAAAGCATGACAGTTAATTTAAAAGTTAAAGAATGGAAGGGAGCAAAACTATGAGAAAATCAGGTATTAACAGCAACACACCTAATGATTTCTTACTTGGAGCAGGTATTGTATTTAAGAATTTTAAATATGTGTATTCAAAGGTAGAAGTAACGGGCGGTTCATCAACACAGCCTGAAGGAACACTTAAGGTTGTTGCAGACGGAACACAGGAATCAGATACAACAATTCAGATCAGTAAGCTAACACCAGGGGTATCGTTTATTGGCATTGATAAGAACTATACAAAGCCTACTGTTGGAGATTATATAACGGGAGCATGGACAGATGATGAAGATCATGTTCTGGGGGCTACAAATGGCGGTAATAAGCTTTCAATTGTTCCTGAAATCACACCAATTGAGGTTGATGGTGCAACTGTTGAGATTAAGGGCCTTAGTCAGAAAACAGGTGAGGCAGGAACACTTGAAGTAAACCTTGCACAGCATACAGTTGAGTCTATTAAGCGTGCAATTGTGGGAAAGGAAGTAGACAGCTTAATTAAGGGTTATACGCAGATTGAAACAAAGTCGTTGATTGAGTTATCAGATTACCTTGATAATATTGCTTTTGTTGGCACAAAGACAGATGGTACAGAAATTATTGCAATCTTAGAGAATGCAATCTGTTCTTCAGGGCTTGAACTTGATAACAAGAATAAGGAAACATCCGTATGCGCAACAACATTTAAGTCTACAGCTGATTTTAAGGGAAATGTATTTGATAAGTTACCTATATACATTTTCTATCCTAATAAAGCAACTGCATAAGAGAGGAGATAAAACATGAGTGAAGTAACAACAACAGAAACAGTGAAAACAGAAGCTGAGGTTATTATAGAGAAGCCATATACATTGAGACCTATTGAAGCAGATGATCTTGATTATCTTGCAGGTATTATTGACAAGATTGGTATTGACAAGATTGCAGATTGCTTTGGTAAGAAAGAGATTAACAGGCTTGTTGAAGGAAAAGAGGTCAATAATGATTTAATCAAAGAGGTTGGCATAGATGTTATGGTAAAGATTGCTGCAATTGTCGTAAAGAATTACAGGGTTGCTAAGAAGGATATCTATTCGCTTTTAGCATCTGTATCGGGTATGACAGTTGAGGAAGTTGCACATCTTAAGCTGCCTGTGTATGTACAGATGATTATTGACGTATTTAAGCAGGACGGGTTCATTGATTCTTTCAGGGTTGCTTCTTCATTACTCGGATAGGCTATGTTGAGTTTATGGGCTTGCTGTATGAGAAGTATGCAAGCCCTAATGAGTTGATTAACAGGATGCTTAAGACAGGCAGATTATATGATTTTGCAAAGCATGTTGTTAAGCGAAAAAATGAAGAAGCTGAAAAGGAAGAAGATAATAAATTATGGTTAGCTTATCTTTCCAGCAATTCAAGAGAGACCTTTGCAGCATGGAAAAATGAGATTGTTTATGGCACAAAGGTAGCAGAGCAAAGACCACAGCAACATCAGGGCATTAGTAATCTGTCTATGTCGGATGCAGAAGTTAAAACAGCTTATGACAATGCGAAAAGCATACTGAAAAATTTTAAACTCTAACTAAAGACACATGTTAAAGCACCTATGAGGGTGCTTTTTTTATGCAAAAAAGAGAGGAGGCTTTATATTTGGAAGTATTTAAGCTGCTTGGAACTATAGCATTAACAGGTGTTGAAGAAACAAATAAAGATATAGATAAAACGAAGCAGAACGGCGAGAAGCTTGCTACGCAGTTTAACAAGGCGGCAGATGAAGTTGCACAGTTCGGAATCAAAATTGCTACAACAGTTGCTTCTGCAGCTACAGCAATTGGAACACTTGCTATTAAGTCGGCAGCAGATTTTGAGACAAGCTTTGCAAAGGTTAGCACACTTCTGGATACTAATGCACTTGATGTTGAAGCATATAAAAAGAGAATAATGCAGGTTTCATCTGAAATGAATGTTTCTACAGATGAACTTTGTGAATCTATTTATCAGGCTATCTCTGCCAGTGTCGATCAGGCGGATGCAATTGATTTTGCAACTAAAGCCATGAAGCTTGCCAAGGGTGGTTTCACTGATACAGCAACAGCGGTTGATATTATGACAACAGCCATTAATGCTTACGGTATGAGTGCTGCAGATGCAGAGAGCATATCAGATAAGCTGATAATGACACAGAATAAAGGTAAAACCACTGTTGGAGATTTGGCAGCAGCTATGGGTAGAGTTATCCCTGCCGCCAATACATTTGGTGTATCCTTAGATGAATTGTGCGGATACTATGCGACAATGACAGCCAATGGTATTGCTACAGCAGAAACAACAACTTACCTTAACAGTATGATTAAGGAGTTGGGAACTGGAAGTGATACATTATATACACAGCTTGAAAATGCAACTGAAAGTGTATTAGGCGAGAAAAAGAGCTTTCAAGAGCTTAGGGCAGAAGGCTACACCGTTCTTGATGTTATTGGCATCTTAGGACAATACAGTGAGCAGACAGGCGACAGTATTATTGGTATGTTTAGCTCTTCTGAAGGTGGTATGGCTGCACAGGTACTTGCTAATAACATTGAAGGTGTTACAAGAAACATAGATGCAATGAAGAACAGCGCAGGCGCTACAGAAGAAGCTTATAAGAAAATGGCTTCTACATCTGCTGCGTCATTTAAGAAGATAAAGAATCAAATTGCTAATATGTTTACAGTACTCGGACAGAAGTTAATGCCTACCGTAGATAAGTTGCTTACTAAGGCAGAAAAAAACCTTCCTAAGATACAGAAGCAGGTGGATAAGCTACAGCCAACAATAGAGAAGGGTTTGACTAAGATTGAGCCTGTTCTTGACTGGCTTATAGATAAAGCCCTTCCAGGAGCTGTTAAAATACTGGGATTCTGTATTGATAAATTTGAAGGCCTTACAATCGCAGTTGGATTTACAGTTGCTGCTTTAAAGGGAATGTCTGTTGTTACAACTGTATCAACAGCACTTAAGACATCTACGACAGCAATGGGAGCATTTAATGCAGTTATGGCTGCTAATCCTATCGGTTTAGTTGTTACTGCGCTTGGAGCATTAGCAATTGCAATTGGTGCAGTTACAATTGCTGCTAAAAATGAAACAGATGAAACAGCAGAACGAACTAAAAAGATAAATGAAGAGTCAGAAGCTAGACATGAAAATATTCAAGCTTTGCGTGATCAGCAAACAGCTATTGATGAAAAGGCAGAATCAAGTTTAGTAGAAGTTGCTAACACTGAAAGATTATGGAAAGAATTACAGACTTTGTGTGATGAAGAGGGTAATGTAAAAGATGCTGATAAGGCAAGGGCAGAATTTATTCTTAATGAATTGAATCAGGCTTTGGGTACTGAATTTGAAATGACGGAAGATCAGAAAATTAATATTCAGGAATTGACCGAAGCTGTTTATAGTGCAATTGAAGCCAAGAAAGCAGAAATTCTTTTGTCAGCAAAGGAAGAGAAGTATAAAAATGCATTGTTGAATCTAACTGAGTTGGAAGAAAGTGCATATAAGCAAAAGAGAGAACTCATTGAACAGCAGAATAAGGTTAGTGAAAAAGAGCTTGAGTATGATAAAGCTAAGGCTGAATTTAGTGAAGCTGCTGCAAATTTATCTGCTTGGGAGCAAAAAGCGTACCTTGATAAAATGAATGCAGCGAAACAGGCTTATGATTCAGAATCAGAAAATTTAAAGAAGCTTCAAGGCGATTATGATGAAACCAAGAGCAAAATATTTGAATATTATGATGATATAAGCACATATGAGAATGCTTCAACTTTGATTTTACAAGGTAATGTAACAGAAGCGGTTGAATATATGGATAAATTAGGAAAATCCTATAAGACAGCAGCGGATGTTGCAGGAGAGAGTGCAGAGAAGCAGAAGGAGACTCTTGAACAGCAGAAGAATGATGCACAGGATTATTATGTACTTCTTAGAAGTTATTATAATTCTGCAACGGAAGAGCAGAAGAAGTCCATTGAAACAAGATTAGAAGATGCCAAGGAATATGCTAAAAAAACGGCAGAAGAATATGCAAAAGTGGGTGAAAGTGCTGTATTAAGCTATGAAGATGGTGTTGAAAGCAAGCAAAATTCACTGATGGAAAAAATGTCTGATTTATCAAAGCTTGCAGTCAAATCTGCAAAGGATGAATCGGATACATCATCTGTTGGTGAAAATATGGTTGATGGTATTAGCTCAGGTGTTGATAAAAAGTCAGGTTCGTTGTTTACAAAGATACGTTCACTTATAAAGAAGAGTATATTTGCAGCAAAGGATGAAGCAGATATACATTCGCCATCAAAGGCCTTTGCTAAAGAAGTTGGTGCATTTATTCCTCCAGGTATCGGAAACGGTGTTGAAGAAAACGAAGAGGACGCAATAGGACCTGTTGAAAACCTGATTGATAAAATGGTAGTATCAGGAAGCAACTCTGTTAATACGAATAATTACAGACATAATCCTGCACCGACAATCAATGCTTCTTTCAGTACTGCTGCCATTATAGACAAGCTTAATCAGCTTATGGATATGATTGCAAGCAGGGGAAATGACAAAATCTATTTGAATGGAGATGTTCTTGTTGGAGAATTAGCACCTGCAATGGATTCGGCACTTGGAGATATAAGCGCAGCAAGCAGGAGAGGACAATAATATGATTGGTGTAACATTTGGTGGTTATCATTCTTATGATGATTTTAATTTAATATTAACAGAAAAAGAGATTGGAAGTGCTATGGTTAAGACCAATTATGTTGATGTTGATGGCGCACATGGAATGATTGATTATACAGAGTATTTTGGTGAACCTAAATACAAAAGCAGGACTTTGTCATTCAGTTTCAATACAATAGTGAATCAATCTGATTTTTTGGAACTGTATTCAAGCATATTGAATACTCTTCATGGAAAAAGAATGAAGATTGTGCTTGATGATGATCCAGAATATTATTATGTAGGAAGGCTGGATGTATCAGCTTTATCTAAAAATAAAAACATTGGTCAGATAAGTATTGAATGTACATGTGAACCGTGGAAGTACAAGGAGCTGCCGACAGTTGTAACACAGGCGGTTAATGGTTCAGTATCTATTACTCTTGTTAATTCAAGGAAAAGGGTAGTTCCTTCCATTACAACAACAGATTCAATGACAATAACATTTGGCGGTACATCAACAATTGTTAACGCAGGAACTTTTACAATCCCTACATTGGAGCTTGTAGAAGGCAATAATACTGTAACGGTAACAGGAACAGGCAATATCACCTTCACATATCAGGAAGGGGGCTTGTGATGAGAATAACCGCATTTAGTGATGATAAGCGGATATTAGATACATCATTGGAACAGCTTAAGCTTATCAATCCAAAGGTTAGTCAGGAGGATAACAAGGTGGGTTCCTTCACATTTACCATCTATCCTGACCATCCGTATTACAATTTCATAGAAAAAATGAAATCTATCATAACTGTGTATGAAGATGGAATAAAAGAGCCATTGTTCAGGGGCAGGGTTTATGATGAAAAAACAGGTTTCTATAATGAAAAGCAGGTTTCTTGTGAAGGGGAACTTGCTTTTTTATTGGATTCTATTCAAAGACCGTATTCCTTTCCTGCTGAAGGGCAAAGTGGAACACCTGCAGAGCTGTTTACACAGTATATTAATAACCACAATGCACAGGTAGATGAAGCAAGGCAGTTTAAGGTCGGCCATATAACTGTAACAGATCCGAATGATTACATAGTAAGGTCTAATAGCGATTATGTAAGTACATGGGATGAGTTAAACGCAAAGCTTATTGACCATCTTGGCGGTCATTTGTGGGTGCGCCATGAAGCAGATGGCACTTACATTGATTACCTTGCGGATTTTGAAGTGCTGAGTAATCAGGTTATAGAGTTTGGAAAGAATCTGCTTGATTTAGAAAAGAACACTAAGGCAGAAAACTTTGCAACAGCTCTTATTCCTCTTGGATATAAGCTTAAAGATGAGCAGGGCAATGAGACTGGTGAGAGATTAACAATCAAGGATGTTAATAACAATGTTGATTTTGTGTATAACGCAGAAGCCGTGGATAAGTATGGTTATATCTTTACAACCAACACTTGGGATGATGTAACACTTCCATCTAATCTTAAGACCAAAGGACAGGCATACATTGACAATATGGCACAGTTTACAGCTTCTATTTCGGTAAATGCTGCCGACCTGAATGGTGCAACCATAGATGGAGAGGTGGCAAATGTAAACAGTTTCAGGATTGGCAGATATGTCAAGGTAAACACAAAGCCACATTCTATTCAGAATAAAAATTTTATTGTAAAGCAGCTCACACGGGAATTGCTTAAGCCTGAAAACACTAAGCTTACATTAGGAACAACATATAAGACATTAACGGATAAGCAGTTATCACAGATGGAGCAGCTTAATCAGTATGTTAAAACAATCAGAAATGAAGTTACGAATATTAAGCTGAATAGTAAAAGCATTGATACAACAGATATAACGTATCAGGCAAGTACGTCTGGTGTAGATGTGCCGACAGGTGAATGGTCCGCGGATATTCCACAAACATTACCAGGGCAGTATTTATGGACCCGAACAATTATAACGTACACAGATAAAACGACATCTACCAGTTATTCTATAAGCAGAATAGGGGAAGATGGACTGGTAGGACAACCAGGACAGCCAGGTAAAGACGGAAAAGGTATCAGCTCAACAACGGTTACATATCAGGCATCTTCAAGCGGAACTGTTATTCCCTCAGGAACATGGCTAACAACAATACCTGTTGTAAGTGCTGGGCAATATCTGTGGACGAGAACAGAAACAATCTATACAGATAATACTTCAAGTGTTGCTTATTGTGTCGGCATGATAGGAGAGCGCGGAAAGGACGCAGCAATCCAAAGCGACACTGAGCCAGCGGATAAAACCTATATGTGGTTAGATACATCTGTAAATCCACCAACTTTAAAGCAGTGGAATGGTACATCATGGGTTGTGGTTAATGATATGTCAAGCACAATAACACAGCTTGAGCAGCGTTTTACAGCGGATATAAGTACATCTGAAAAAAGCTTAAAGCAGACAATGTCAGAAAACTATTATACTAAAGATGCAACAGATAATCTTGTGGGCGCAGTAAGTTCCTCTCTGGAACATACAGCAAAAGGATTTGAGATGCAATTTAATAATCTTACTAAGAATATTGATGATGTATCTAACAATGCTGATACAAGATTTCGTGAGATTAGCAAGTACATAAGGTTTGTTGATGGCAATATTGTATTGGGAGAAGCAGGCAGTGAACTTACACTGAAAATTGCAAATGACAGAATATCATTTTTTCAGAACAATACAGAAGTTGCATATTTTAGCAATAGAAAGCTGTATATAACAGATGGCGAATATACGAACAGCTTGCAGCTTGGCAAATTTGCTTTTATGCCTAGAACCAATGGCAATCTAACATTCAAAAAAATAATTGATTAAAGCACTTCATAGCTTTGAGGTGCCTTTTTAACATCAAAATTTAAAGAAAAAGAAAGGGAAGGGCATGAATGGAAGCTATTATAACAGCACTTGTTACATTAGTTGTTTGCTTGGTGAATAACTATGTAATGCACAACAAAACAATAGCATTGATTGATTATAAGCTGTCTGAATTAACAAAACGGGTTGATAAGCATAACAATGTTATTTTAAGGACATTTAAGCTTGAAGAACTGACCGCACTTCAGGAAGAAAAAATCAAGGTCGCCAATCACAGAATTGAAGATTTAGAGAAGAAAGGGTAAGTGTGTTGAGCTATGGATTTATCGAATTATGTAACAGTATTACCAATTGTTGTTATCTGCTATTTAGCAGGAATAGGCTGTAAAGCTTGGAGCAAGACTCCTGATAAGCTTATTCCAGTTACTGTGGGGGTTATTGGTGGAATCATTGCGATTCCTGCAATGTATATTATGCCTGATTTTCCTGCAACAGATATCATTACGGCTATCAGTGTTGGTATCATGTCAGGTCTTACTAGTACTGGTGTAAATCAGATCTATAAGCAGATTAAAGACAATTGAACCTAAGTAACGCAAATTGATACTTATTATTTTTAAGGAAGGCGTAACAGCCTTCCTTTTTTGAATCTAAATATTATAAAGAAAGAAGGATTTGATTATGAGAAAAGGAATAGATATAAGCAGCCACCAGGGGGATATTAATTTTGACTATATTAAAACTAATTATGATTTTGTAATCATTCGTTGTGGATATGGAGATGATTTAAGTTCAGATGATAACGAGTGTAGCCAGTGTGACACAATGGCTCAGGCATATATAAATGAGTGCGAAGCTAGAAATATACCTTATGCACTGTATTTATACCAGTATGCAGCTGATAACGAGCAGGCGAGAAGTGAAGCAGCTCATGTCAGAGAGTGGTATAACAAGAGCAATCCTATAGGGGTATTTCTTGATATTGAGGATGCTGACGGATATAAGGAAAGACATGGCATTGATTATTATAGTACACAGGCTTTGGCTATTACTTGGCTTGATGAATTAGCAGATATTAAGGCTAAAGGAATCTATGCTAGTCATAGCTGGCTTAATACTTATATGAATGTAGATGAGCTTATTGAACATGGTGCACTTATATGGGAAGCTCACTGGAATGATGATGGAGAAATCTGTGATGATAAATTCGCTATGTCACAGGAATCAAGCGACCATCATTTTGATGATGGCACAAGGGTTGACTATGACATTATGCGTGATGAAGTATATGATCAGCTTATTGGCAATACAGGTAATGAAGATACATCAACAGAGCCGGATGAGGTCGCAGATTCTACAAGCACAGATACAATGTATCATGAAGGTGATTATGTAGAATATGACAGAATATATGCATCTTCAACATCAGAAGAACCACTCACACCTTCCGCAGGATTCACAAGCGGAACAATCACAAGAGTTATCCCAGGGGCTGCCAATCCATACCTTGTAAATGATGGAACGGGTTGGATTAATGACGGATGCATTAATTCAGCGGACAATGGTAATGATACATCCATAAATGTCGGTGATAAGGTAAGAGTGCTTGTTAATGCTACATATGATGGCGGTTCATTCGTGATGTACTATGATACATATGATGTTATCGAAGTTAAGGGAGACAGAGTTGTTATTGGTATAGTTAAAGATTGGAATGATGATGGTTCTATTGCAGACTATGATGTAACATGTGCAATTAATATCTGCAATATTGAAAGGGTGTAAACTATCAGGTAATATAGTAAAAAGGGAAGGTGTTGAGCCTTCCTTTTTATTGAATATCAATTTATGCTACCAAGAATAACTAATATGGTGATATAATCACAAAAAGGGGGTGTATATATGGGATTATTCGATATATTCAGTAAAAAGAAAAGCAATACTTTCAATCAGCAGGTACAGAACACAGAAGTAAATAGGTTTGGGGAAGATTTGACAAGACTTAATGAAAATGGTGAATTACCTTGGGGATGGGTTTCGAGAAAAGATGATTTTAGGGATAAAATAGCAAGCGAGTATTCATATTTTTTCAATGAATGGTTGAATTCAAGAGAAGAAGAACCTAAAAAGCAGTATGCGACTTTAAAGAGTCTAATGTTATATGTGAATGATGCTCAAAAGGCTTGTAAAGAAAAAGGGGAATGCTATGAATTTTGGTTTAATAATATAGTCGTAAGTGATATGTGGATTCAGGATAGAAATAATGAACTACAAAACTTGACTCAAAACATAGATAAATTGCAGTCAGAGTATGAACGAAAGATATATATTGAAAATATAATTGCTCCAAAGCTAAGAGAAAAATTGCTTGAAATAATAAATGATAATTCTGGTATATTGCAGAAAGATATATATAAATACTTTGATGATGATGTTAAAGAATATATTGTATTTAACCTTTATAATATGGAAAAAGAAAATGTTATTATTAGAGAAAAATCAGGAAGAACATATAAATTAACCATAAAGGAATAGGTTAAACTACCCCTTCATGGTTAATATTAAACTATATAAATAAGAAGAAATTCTTTACATATTAAAGTTAAAATCATATCCAACAACCATGAGCTAATGAACTTGGTCATCTTGAGATGGTTAGTACAATGGTTCATCAGCTTACAAGAAATCTTACAATGGAACAGATAAAAGGAA